TGTTGTTTACCAAATAAACATTGCTGACAAATTCAACATTGATTTGCCTGCCATTTTCAGTCTCCAAAGGCAAATCTTCATATCGGACATATTATAGATTAACTAATTAATTTAACCGATTGCCACAATATTTTCGCAAAATTCATAATCATATTTATAAGATACTTTTGTTGACATTGCCACAATATTTTCGTTTTTGTTGTTCTTTACTGCATTACAAAAATAATAAAAAAGCCGGACATTTATCCGGCTTTTATTGTCTGTTGAAAACTTTATATATCTAATGTTTGTTGCGACAGATGTCTTTCGATTCGCTTTTTACCCAATTCAAAATACTTGGGTTCTTTTTCTATGCAGATGTAATTTCGTTTACTTTTCAAACAAGCTATTGCAGTTGTGAAAGAGCCAGCAAATGGGTCTAAAACCGTGTCGCCTTCGTTGCTGTAATTGTGTAAAATCCATTCAAACAGCTTAATAGGTTTTTGGGTGGGGTGAATATCCATAGCTCCAGAAAATGGTATATTGTAAATTATTTTAGAATCCTTGCCAATTTTTTGTCCTCTTTTAAAGCCTGAATGAATTAATGGTATAATTTTTAATGGTTTGTCAAAATTAGTCCATGCCATTTCCCCGTCTGAATAAGTTGGTATGGTATCAACTTTATCCCAGATTAACCAACATTTTGAATTATAAGGCATTTTGTCAATAAAATAATTTGCCCCCCAAATAATTTGATGTTTGCTTATTCTAATTATTTCATCAAAATAGATTTTATCTGGTGTGCTATTATCCCAAATATTATTTTTATAATCGGTTCGGATTGTCAAACTATTTTTTCTGCTTTTATTTTTACCAATTGTTTTATTATTATTTGCTCTTCCTATCCCATACGGCGGGTCAGTCAAAACCAAGTCAATACTTTTATCTGGGATACTCTTCATTATCTCAAGACAGTCACCTAAATATATTTTATTGATTTCCATTATCCTACCCTTACTCTTCGATTATTCTCGACTGAGGCTCTTTGAGTTACTAGTAAAATCTCTGAACCTTTTAAAACTCCTACTATTCTTTGTTCGTTTAGCATGCCGTACAATTGCGATATTTGAGACTGCATTGCACCTGCGTATAAATTGACAGCTTGAGACAAAAGTGTCTTAAATTGATCCTCACGCAACAATAATTCAGTATCTCTGCCTCCCAAACGTGAGCCGTCTCCAACTATCGCCATCGTCGGCGAATTGAAAATAGCACCAGTCGGGAAACTTGTCATTGCCCCGATTATCGGGTTTAAAATGGCTGACATTCCTGCATTCAATAAAGCCGTAATTCCTGCCGTTACCAGCGGAGCGGCAAATCCTGTCGATGCAATAAATGCCGAAATCATTTGAGACTCTATAATTAACTTAAGAACCCATGCCGTCAATGATGCTTTTAAATAGCCCGCTAACATTCCAAGATTCTTTTTCATTCCTTCGTGCATTACATCTGAGTTACCCATCAATCCGGCAGTCAACGCTCCGCTGGCATTATCGAACAACATTCCAAATGAATTACTGACAAGGTTGCTTTTTGCGTCGATAGCTTTTATTGTGTCGTCAAGTTCTTTGCCGTATTTCTCAGCCGTCTTTGTATCGCCTTTTTCACTTGCAAGCCGTTTTTGCTCTTCTAATTCTTTTTTTGTCCCTTCGAGCTTTTTAATACTTGCTTGGTCAGTAATTCTAAGCATCTCGCCTTCGAGCTTTTTATCATCAACAATTTTGATTTCTTTGAACTTTTGTTCAAGTTCTAAACGTTTTTTCTTGTATTTTTCTTCAATGTCAAGTTTCGCCTGTTCCGTATCACCAAGCCTTTGAAGTTCGTCTTTTTTCTGAGCGTCCAGTCCGTCAGATGCACGCGCTTTTGATATTTCGAAGGCTCTGTCTTGCACGTCTTTTATAGAACTATAAAATTTTTCATAAGCCTTAATTTCCTCATCAAGCTTTTTATTGACCGCCTCGGATTCTTTTTTGAGCGTTTCCATCCTTTTCGCTGATGCGTCTTCAAGGGCTTTGTCTCTTTCGTCTTTGATGCGTTTTTCTTCAGCCTGAATTTTCTTGAATGAATCAATTTGAACTGTTTCGAGGTCGGCTGTTTTGGTTTTAGTGAGATTCAAACGGCTATTATAACTTGTTTCTGCCGCATCGTAACTTGCGCTATATTCGTCGTAACTTATCGCTCCGGAATCGGCTTGAGCTTTCAATTCGACGGCTCTTTTATTGAAATCGTCGAGCAAAGTCAGCTCTTTTTGCTTAGATTCAGCGACTTCTTTGATAACATCTTGGTTTTGCTTTTTGTAATAAGCAAGGATTGCACCTTTGTCAACAAATCCCATTTCGACCATGAATTCTAACTTCTTAAAATCCAGTTCGGCAAGTCTTTTTTGCAGTTCTTTGTCGTCAATTTTAGCTTTCAGACTAAGTTCTTTTAACTTATTCGAGCCTTCTGTAATTGAATTATTGAATTCGGCAATTTTGTTTTCAATTTCGGTTTTTTCGCTTCCGTCTTTTTTGAGTTTCACTTTGCCTTCGAGAGTTATCTCGCCTTTTTCGCCGACAATAATTCCTTTTGTTTTCAGAATGTCGGCAAAAGCCTGTTTTTGCTTATTCAATACTTCAAGTTTTTTTGCTTCGAGAGCGTAATCGTCGCCTGCGTCTTTTGCTCTGCCGGATTCTATTCTGACGGTTTCGGAAGCAATCTCAAAAGTTTTGCTTTCTTGACTCAGTTTCTTTTCTTCCAAATCGTACGCTTTTTTGGCAAGTTCGTAGGCTGTTTTTGCAGTTCCGGATCTCTTTTCTCCGCCTTTGATTTCGATTTCAGTTTGTTTATTTATCTTTTCGCCAGCTACGACTTCGCCCTGCTTGGCTTTTATCTTTTCTTTAATTTGCACTAATTCTTTTTTTGTTGCTTCTGATTTGTCGCCGTCAGCTATTTTCTTTTTTATAGCATTAATTTGATTAATGCCATCGGCAACCGCTTTTTTGGACTCGCTCATTGCGGACGACCATGCGTCGCCGAGAGTTTTAACGGCGGCTGTCTGGTCGCTTGTAGCGTCTTTTGATTTTACCTGTTCTGTTACCAGCTCTTTGACTTTTTCCTTTGATACCCCCAATTTTTCAGCCATGAGTTTATACATAGTATCGGAGTCAAGTCCTGCGGATTTCATGGAAGCACCGACATTCAGAATTGAATTCTTGGAGTTATTAAGCTCGGTTTGAACAATACCCATTTGCCTTTGGTACTGCGACACATCAAGCCCCATACTTTTTCCAAAGTCAATCTTTGCGGCTAATTCTTTGATTTTTGCAAGATTGTCTTGATAAGCCGAACCTTCTTTGTTGATGCTTTCAGTAATTTTTCCGGTTGCTGAATCTTGACGCTCTTTTTCTTTGCTTTTCGCCTCGTCAATCTTAGAGCTTACAATACTGTATGAAGTAATAGTATTTCCGTTAGCGTCAACAACCGTGTTGCCTGCCTTGACTGCCTCCGGAGCGATTGCTTTGATTTTCTCGGCAATTTGTGCTTTTTCCATTTCGGAGCCGGCTTTGTTGAAATCGGAAACAAGTTTTTCAAGTCCTCCACCTGTATTGACTTCTTTGATGGCAACTGCTTTTTTAATTGCAAGTTCAAGCTGAGCCTCCTCAATTTTCTTTTTAATTGCGTCAGCGTATGCCGAGCCGCCTTCGGTGCCTGCGTCTCCCATTCCTCTGTTAAGTAATACTTTTACAGAATCTTGGAATCCGGCACCGTTTGTTTCGGTTGACTGAGTGAATTTTGTCATAACTTCCTTTGCGTCAAAGCCGCCTTCTATTGATTTTTTTGTCATGGTTTGGATTTGCTGAAGTTGTACTCCCATTTCTTTTTCGAGTGCGGCTGAGTCAAAACTTGCTGGTTTAATAAGTTTATTACCTGCGTCGTATTGAGCTTTCAATTCCTGCATTTCACGCAGTTTTGCGGCATTCAATTGATAACCTGCATCCACTTTGGATAGCTCAGTTAAATATTGCTGTGCCCCTTCTTTAAGGGAATCGTACCTGCTTATTTCGGTTTTCGAAGCCGTTCCATTGTCTATTTTATTTTGAATTTCAGCCATTTTGGTTGAATTATCTTCAAAGATTTTTGTAGCGGATTCCTGAGTTTTCTTAATATTTTCATTGTTCGAATTAATCGCCTCAATTTGCTTATTGCCTGCATCTTTAAGTCCGTTAACCATTTTCGATTTAACGGCATCCGGCACGCCTTCCCATTCTTTGCCTTGAAATACTGCCATTTGTGCATCTGCGACTGCGGAACTGACACCCTCCGCCGTTGTTGCGGATTTTATTCCTTGAATCATAGCGGCTGTTTGCTCTTCGACGAACTGGCGAGGAGTTGAAGTCCCCAAAAGCCAATCGGAGGCTTTATTCAACACATTACCGGAAGCAACTGCGGCATCTCCCATTTTTTCGACAGATAAATCGACTTCCGCCTGAAGTTTTTGAGTATTAATCTCGCCAAGCTGTTTACCGAGTTGCAATAATTTAGTGTTCGTCGTATTTATTTCGTCGCCTGTGGATTTTACTTTTGCTTGCAATGCAGTTAAGTTTCCTTCAAATGATTTTGAAGACGAAATCACCCCGGGATACGCTTGGGCTAATTGAACCGTGATTTCGCCGAGCTTCTTTTGCTCTTCAGCTGTTTTGTTCGCCTTACCGCCAAGTTGCTCGTACGATTGAATCAGATTAAGTTTTGATTCGGAAGTTTTCTTTGTAGCTTCCAAGCCTGAAGTTTGAACTTTAAGTTCCTCTTCTTGCGTTTTCAAATCGTCTAATCTCGACTGAGCTGAATCTTTGAGAGCGGAAGTCAAGAAATGCAACCCAACAACCAATCCGGCAACCCCGACAGCCAATAAAACATAAGGATTCATGGCGGCAGTCATATTAAACAGTTTTTGTGCAACGGTTGCGCCTTCGGTACCCTTAACGAATTTAACAATATTAGGAACTAACTGAGCCGTTTGAGTTCCCATGTCTTTCAAGCCTTTGATTGCATCCGGAGCGATATTTTTAAGTCCGACAATTGAGGTAACCATCGGAGCAACATCGGTTGATGCTTTTAAAACAGCCGCACCGGAGCTTCCCATTGTGTTATAAATTGAAATAAATGTATCTTGGACGGCGATTTTCCATTTATTAACCATTCCTGCGGCGGTTCCCGATTTTTGAGCCATCATTTCGTAAGCAACTCCGACTCCGGTTTGACCTTCTTTTATCGCATCATTGAATTCTTTGAATCTGTCTGAATTTGACATAAGAATCGAAGCGGCGGAAGCGTTTTCCAAGCCGAATAATTTCATTGACGCATTATTGCGCTCGGCATCTGTATTGAATTTGGACATACCTGTTTTTAATTGCTCCATTGCCGCACCGAGACCTTTGGTTGTTAGTGTTTTTGCCAAATCGTCGGAACTCAGTCCCATTTTCTTGAGTGCGTCGGCGGCTTCGCCTGAAGGTTTTTGCAACATTGAAATAACATTACGCAAAGCGTTGCCTGCCTCCGAGCCTGTTTTGCCGCCGACAGCCATAACCTGAATTGCGGCGGTTGTTTCGTCAAGACTTATATTCGCATTTTTGGCGGCGGAACCGCAAACAAGAATTGACTCGCCGACTGCGGATATTGGAGCGGCACCCGCACGAGCGGAGGCGGCAAGTCCATTGATAACGTTTCTTGCCGTTGCAGTATCTTTGGTTGCGTCGCCGGTTCTTAATCCAAATTGCAACATTGAGTTTGTTACAACTTCCATCGACGTTCCTGCGTCAATTCCTGCGGCTTTCGATAAAACGTTTATAGTTGCGGCAAAACCTTTGAGCGCCTCGCCATTTTGAGCGTAAACCGGTCCCATTTTAGAAAGTATTCCGGAAAAAGATTCGAGCTGAGAGCTTGCCGAAGTTCCAAACTGCAAAGCCAATTCACGAGCCTTACCTCCGAGAGCCGTAAGGTCGTCGCCGGTGACTCCGGTAAACGCACCGACTGACTTTAGATTCTTTTCAAATTCCATACCAACGGCAAGAACTCCCGAAAAGGCACCGGAGAGCTTTTGGGTAACATCAATCAAAGCATTGTACTTCAAAATATCAAACGACGGACCGGAGGCTTTGGCGGATTGCGCCTGCTTTGCTTGGTATTCCTTTTCGACAGCTGACATTTCCTGCACTATTTTTTTTCGGCTTGCCAATTCTTTGGATGCCGTTTTGTATTCGTCGGTTTGAGTCTTGCCGGCTGTTATTAATTTGCGGACTGCCTCTAATTGCGTATTATATGCCGATTCGGCTTCTTTTTTGAACTTATCGAATTGCGAGGCGGTCTCTTTGATTGATGCCGCTAATTTGGCTTGGTCGAGCCCTTTGAGGTCAACATTCAAACCTTTATTAAACGATTGCTTCCATTCGGCAAACCTTTGCTGAAAAGCGTCGATTGCTTTTCGGGCTGTTGACGCATCGACCTGAACGGGCATTTCGATGCCCTTAACGTTTTTGATTTCGCTTTGTATCTGACGCTGGTCGATTGTTGGTTTAATGTTGACATTCAGCTCGATTGATTTTGACATTTTAATGACTCCGTTTTATTTATAAAAAAAAAGGGGCAGAGCCCCCGTTTTAACCTTCAAGAATACTTATCATTTTTTCGACTGCATCGAGAAACAAAGCTTTTCTGACAGACTCAAACTTTGTAACATCGTCGAGAGCAAGCAATCGAACTATGTTATTTCGGGTTCGCTCATGCCATCGGCGGTTGAGTTCCCGGCTGTTGTAAAGTCTGCGGTAGCGGAGGGCTGACTCGATAACATCGCGTTTCCGGCTTTCGCCAGCATCGTAAACATTTGAGTTAAGCTTCCATCTCTCATAACTGTCTCGGAGGCGAGCATTCGCTTGCCTCGCCGATTGAGAAAATCCACAAGGCATTGTTCCAGCCTTTCTACACTTCCGTCGTTCGGGATTTTTGCCAAATCGGACTCGATTTCCAAAAGAAGCGAGGAACTCCAAGGCTTGGCGTCGGGACTCAAGAGCAAGGCGGCAAGTTTCAACTTGTATCTATCCATGCCGGATTTCTCAACTTTGTAATACGAATCGGGATTGTCGCCGAGCTGTTCTTGCTTGTAATTTGCAAGCTCTTCGGCAAGCATGACCTGCTCGAAAGTCAATTGCTCGAATTCGTAATTATACTTTTTGTCTCCGATTTCAAACTTTTGAATCGGGAGCGGTTCGTAATCTGTAGTTTCAAACATTTTAAAATACCTCCTGATAAATTTATTATAAACCTGAACTGTTCATTAATTGCTCTCCGGTTGCACGGGTAATGCCCGGATTTTTGGCACGTAATGTAAATTTGACTTGAGGCAAGTCACGGGCATTTTCGAGCCAGTCAACGGGGAAGTCCCCCGATTTCATAACAACATCAATATAATTTGTCCCGTCAAAGCTTACAGCCCTTGCGCCGTTGCAGAAAAAAGATTCCAAGAAATCATATTTCGCTTGGGTATCGATCGCATCGGCTGAGATTGTAATGTCGTAGTTGCGGCGGGCATTGTTTATATGCTCAAAAGTAATCCCCCGCAAAGTATCGCCTGAAATTGAATTGAGTTCAGGCTTGGATTTCCAGTCCAATTCGATAAAGCTCATTGCCGTAGTGCCATATTTTAAATATATCATGCGTATTTCCTGTCTCTGATTAGTTTAATTTGGATTGTGTTTGAGCTAATGGCAACCCCAACGCATAACACCAAAACATGACTACCATCTTTTGCAGTCAATGGCGATTGCGATACATTCGAAGTAGTTTCACCAACACGCACCCAAACAGGCAAGCCAACCGTCCAATGCCAAGCCGGATTTGTTACGTCTCCGTATTCTTTGATATTGACATTTTCGCCGGTCAAAGCATTATTTAAGAAAAAGCCGACAAATTTGTGATGATGCTCCTGAATATCTTGAGCATTGTAATATTTGCCATCGTCGCCGATTACAGCGACATTGAAAGCATAAACCTGTTCGCCTGCAATTCCGTAAGAATCCGGAACGGCGACGGATTCGCCCGGCAAAGTTCCAAAGGACGGAATGCTGTAAGGCAATGGAGTAACGGCTTGCTCGATAAATGCAAATTTGGAAACATTAACAATTTTAATATTTGTGCGATGCTCTTGGTAATTACGTTTGATGCTGTAAACTGCATAATCGACAGCATCAAGCGTAATCAGTGAACCAAGTTTTAAGTTTTTCCAGCTCGGCGATGAGCCGTTACTATTTAATGAGAATCCACACAAATACGGCGCTTCTATTTCGTATTTGGTTTTATAATTTTGGTCGCCACGGACTTGGATTGCATTCAGTAAGTCGGCAATTTTTGGGAACCAAGTTTCCACACCATCAACTTTAGCACCAACCGAACTGGCGGGATAAATATATCCGCCCTGGTAAATATAAATAGAAGTATGGGTAAACACGTTGCTATCGTGAGAAGCTAATCCGCCATCAATCAAAACACGAGCGTTATGCGGGTAAGTTCTTACATAGTTGTCCCTTTGCCATATAAAACCTCCCCTGTCTTCAAAGTAACTTACGAAAGTCGGCGACGTAGTAAGCGGTAATAATTCAGAATTAGCTTTGTCAGCGACCATATCTTTTGATGTTGTCGCCATCATTGCATCGTTTTCAAATTTAACGTCGTAGCAATCGGCACCTTCTACAGCCAAGTGATGAGCGTGTCCCTTGTATTTCTTATTGACAGATTTTTCAACTGCGTCAATATTGATGCTTCCTTTTACTGCGTCCTTGATGTAAACAGGCTCAGAAACGATGCTGGCTGACGGCGAAAATGTCACTTCAATTCCATTGCTAATATATTTAAAGCTCAGATAGAATCCGAAATTATTAGCAATCTTATAAAGCAAGGTAGTTAAGTTTTTACGACCCTTGAACGCATAAGCATCATTGTTGCCTTTCTGCCAATTATCCTCAAAATCCGGGTCAAACAAAAACCAGCTGACAAAAGGCGAATTGATAGAATTAGCGTCAAAAATTTTAACATCGTTAGCGTAGCCGGAAGGCGACCCCGATATTTTATAATAAGTTCCCAAGTCGGCAGATGAGCCGCCGCCTATACGGTAAGCATAATCTAATGTTTCAAATTTGAATCCCGAATAAGCAGAATTGAAAACAAGACTAAAGCCCGGGATTGTTTCCTGAATTCTTGCCTCGGCAAGGACTCTGAGTTTTTCCATTGCCGAATTAAAATTGACCAGCCTTAGTATCCAAAGCTCGACGCTCTCAGTGCCAACAATGTCCCCAATAAACATTTGCTTGTCAACTATATTAGCACTTACCCAAGCCGAATCTGCAATAATTTGATTAATTATTCCGGTTACCGAAACACCTTCGATTGTTTCGGTTTCCAAGTTTATGCTGTCAAGAACGGCGGCTCCAAAACTTTGAGCTTTTAGTTTCCATTCCCTGTGCGGATGCGGGTCGGTCTCCCATTGGTTGCCATGCCAAATAAAGTCCGTTCCGCTTGCCGACGGTCTGATTTTGCCGACAAATTCCATTGAGTCGCGGTCTGCGGAAGTGTAATTTGCAGTTTCATGCAAAAAAGTAGCAACCCAGCGTATTTGACTTTCAGATTGAAGAATAAAAGCGAAACAAGCGGATTCGTCAGCCGTTGAGACTTTTGCCGCATGCATCGAAAATTCAAATTCGTCTTCTTTTTGAACTCCCGTCGCCTCTTCCAAATCTTTTACAGAATCGTTGAAGTCGAAAATATCAACATCAATGAATCCGGCAGGAATGAATAAATCGGCAAAGGTATCCGAAACGATCATTTCGGCGGTTACGAGTCCGATTCCATCCTCTTGATATTGCAATATTTGACGGTAAGCAGGCATTAGTCTTGCCTGAACCAAATACGTAACATCAATCTTGAACCTGCGGCAAAGGTATAAGTACCTTTTGCAATCAACTGCCCGTAAAGAGCGGCAGAATTCAATGTTTTGAATTTTCCGGAATTGATTACAGTTGATTGGATTTGCATTTTTGCACCGCAAGCCTGCCATTGACCATTAACCAGCAACATCGCTCCGCAATTAGTCATATCGGTAACGGTCGAAGCCGCAGTAAAAGCACTTCCGGCGGCGGCATAAGTTTGCCCGGCTTTGTCCGTAATAAATAATTTAAACAATGCAGTTGAAAGGACTTCGCCGCCTGCACATATTTCAATAACATCAATTTGCTCTATTTTACCCGTACCTCCGTTTTGAGTATTCCAATGAGCACCGCTGATAATAAGTCCTGCGGAAATACACATTTCGGCTGTAACGCTGGATGGCGGAGTAATTGGGTCACTCTCGTATTTATATAACATGTCGCCGCATTTGGCTGTACCGACTACTGACATATATTAAACTCCTTATTCGTAATACCAAGTTGGTGTGGCAGTTGCTATTTGTTCGCTTTCGTCATCCTGCCAAGTGACGTTGAAATATCCGTAAGTCGAAACGTGAGTAACTTCGTTGCCGAGATAAACGGGCATGCTCGGACTGACTCGCAAATCGATTTCGTCGCCGATTTCGAGACTAACAATATCAGTTCCGGACAAATAAAAACAAGCCCCTTCAAGGTGGATAACAATAGCGTTTGACGCTTGCTCTTCCCTGAATACATCCCGCTCCGTAATATCAATAGTTGAATAGTGGACTCCGTTTTTGTAAATCTGTAACGCAATAGCTGCAAAAGTCATTGTGTCTATCGGAACGGAATTAAGCCAGTCGATAATTATATCAACGCAGGCGGCTACAAGGTAACAGCCGGCTTTTTGTGCTTTGAATGTTGTCACCCATCCGCCTTTTTGATAAAACAAGTCGCCATGAATAATTTCATTAGCAAAATACAGAGAGGTTAAAGCTCCGGCGGCAAAATTGCTTTGAACCGTTTTTTTTGTTACCTGTAAATTTTCAAAACGTGCCGTATTGCCACGGTAGAAGCGATTGAGCAAGTAATTAAGCATCACATTGTTTTCAATCGTATCCGGAAAATGTTCTTCAGTCGAGCCGCTTCCATTAATTTCAAAACCGATGTCATCGAGATTGATAATATCTTGGAATTCGTTTCCGGTAGAAGGGTCATATTTGTCGAAAAGAATCGGCATTAAATCGAATCCTTTTGAACTTTTTTCTTAAAAACTCTATCGAATTCTATTCCGGTCGGTTCGAGATTTGAATCGAGAGCCTCGTACATCCAAGTCATTCCGCCGTGACCTAAAGCCTTGTAATAATTCAGCCCTTTCGATGCAAGTATTTTTTCGGCTAAGAAAAGGATTGAATGAGTCCAATGCTTGAACTCGGCATATTGCAAATATCCGGAGACAGCAAACCATTTAAAGAAATTACCGTGTATTTTTTTTCCGGTAACGTTATTCATAGAAATAGCGATTCCGTATTCGCCGTAAGTTGTTTCGGCAAGAGCGACCGCCATAATTCTATTTTTGACGGATTTGCGTTTTGCAAGATTCATTTTCCAGAAATAGCCGGCTGAATCGATTAACATAATTTTTCTGCAAAGGCTTTTGATAGTCGATTTGTCGACAGCCGAATCTTTGTAGCAATTTGCAACCGCAAGCCAGTAGGATTGCCTGAGATATTGGATTGTGTCGATTACGTCAATATCTAACGAATCCGCCTGATTGACTTCCTTTTTTGGCAAAGGAATTTGAGTTTTAGCAGAATCCGTCTTGACGGACTCGACGAACGGAGTTTGCTTTGTGCTCGAAAAATAACAGGCTCCTGCGACGAGCAAAGCAAAAGCCATCAATAAATAAAACTGCACTGTTGGAAATTTCGTTTTCATTTTATACCTCCGGAGGAGCTACAAATCCAAGCGAGTGCTTGTCTTTTGTAGTTCGTGAAACAATTTGAACGGAGTCTTTTGCGTTTCCGTCAATACTCATATAATTACTCAAGCCCATCACATTGTAAACAATGAATGTATGACCGTGGACTTTGTCGTAGCCAAGAAAGCCCAATGCACCCTGTACGGGTTTGTCGAGCAATGTATATCCGGCTTTGATTAAGTTGTTGCGCCATTTTTGAGCGTTCGGGCTGTAACACTTCAAAAACTTTTTGACGGTTGCACGTGCGGCGGCATCGTCATAAAAAGGATTGTATTTCTTTTTTGCAACGATGTATTCTTCGTACGCAACCAGTAAAGCTGACTTAGCAAACGAAGTACACCACATCCAGCCCTTTTTCCAGCCGGACAGCAAGATAAACGCTGTGAATAATTTTGAAAAGAATCCTTTATTGCCCGGGATTTCTTTTTCGGCAGTCCATTCGCAAGCTACCTCGATAACTTTGGAGGCGAGCGTGGTTGTATTTTTAGGTTCTTCATTCATTTTGGATTTTCCTGTTTGTTTAAGAAATCCCCCTCTTTTACAAAGGGGGATTAATTTAATTTTTGCATTCTGCTATTTCAGCAATCCGGTCTCTTTGAGAACGGACTCGACAATGACAAGCGCCATGTCATCAAAAGTGTTTTCTGTTTTTTTGACCTCTTCTTTTAGAGCCGCTATAAGGTACTCTAAGATGTATTGAAGAGGCAACATTTTCAAAACGCTTTTTAACCAGTTTGGCATAATAAAACTCCTAAAATTTATAAATTCGGATTGTCAGCCGGGCGGCTGTTCTGACGCTATTTACATTTAGATACGGAGGTATCTTTTTGCCGCCCTTATGAGTTGATTATTCGTTTTTCACGTGTTCAAAAAGCCTGTCGTCGAGCGATTTAAGCGTTAATTTGATTTCGGCAAGTTCTTTGAAAAGTCTGTCGTCTTGCAGACAGATTCTTTCTTCAATTGCTTTTACTCTTCCTTCGAGCTTGGCAATTACCTTCGCCTCTTCAATTTTACGGCTGAACCGCTGTTCGCCTATTCGCTTTTGTCTGCGTTTCCAAGCAAACATAGCGGCGGCGATTGTGGCGAATGCCGGAATTAGATATTTCAATATGTCGTTCAATTCAGGCATATCACTCCTACAGTAATGCCATTTTACCGGCTTTGAGTAAAACAATATCTCCGGCAGCGATGTCAGGGAATGTCACGGCGGCAGACGCTTTGAGCGGAGTTGCTGAGCCGAGATAGCCCGTTGTTGCAAGAGCTGTATCCAAAGATGAATCCCAAGTATATGGTGCGGCTTCGAAAGTCAATTTGATTGACTCACCGGGCTTTGATGCAATTTCGGAATTCAATACACCGACAATTGTTGCAAATCCGCAATCTCCGGCATCAACGGCACCAACTCCGACACCAAGAGGATAACAGACCAAACACGGGGTTTCGTACCATTCCATTGCTTCTTTCAAAAAGCTCTTATGGTCAGTAACGGCGGTATTCGAAGGAATATCGTTAGTGCCAAGCGTGATACTCGGATACTTGCCGCCTCCACTCGAATCGTCCGAACTTTCCTCAAGTCCATTGACAGCATTGTAAATCTTTTTAAAGATTTCAGTTCTGACTGCAATGTCGTCTGCGCCTTCCCAAGTGCGATATTCTTTTTTTGAGGATGCCGCTCCGGCAGGCACCGGAACTTTGACTTCGCAATCCTTCGATAGGAATTGGAATTGGAAAATGCTTTTTGTTGTAGGCGGTTTCAAAGTGGTACCGTCAAGCAACAGCGGAATCACGACCGCACAGCCTAAGCCTTTGGAAGGCAGATTAACTAATTCTCCAGCCATTTTTTATTCCCTCCTAAAGAATGATTCCGGACATCCGGTAAATTGATTTTGAAGTAAGAGCAACAACATCGATGTCGAGTTCAACGTCCATTACGTAATTGTTGTCAACCTGTTTAGGCGGTGCAATTGAGAGTCCGACGTTTGTAGCGGCTGTCAAATCGACCTGTTCGCCGAATTTAACAACATACAACGAAGTACAAGTGCTCGTGCTGGTGCCTTCGGTTTCGGTTACCGGAATGACACGGTTGCCCGCACCATCGACACCCATATTGATAATTGGAACACCGTTGTAATTCAGGATTCGCATTGGCTGGTTGTAAACATTTACAACGTTATCGGTTGTAAAGAATGACATACCGACGGATTTCATTCTTGATATCAAAAGCGAATCCGCAAGAATTGCTACTTTGTCGATTCCCATATCCATAAGCACTTGGTCGAGTGCTTCGAATAATTTCATTTGCAAAGTATGGTTTACATCAGAGTTGCCAATCGGGAACGACTGACCATTATTGCCGCCGCTGAGATTGAACTTTCTCGATAAATTAGTACATTGTTCCTTCAATCCTGAGAATGAAGTTGCGTCGATTGTGTCGTTAATAAAAGCCTCAGCCATATAACGAGCAAAACCTTTGGTTGCGGTTTGGCAGTCAATACGGAATTGCGAGCCTAAGTCAACGCCTCTGCGTTGGTGGGCTTTATCCATTTTGAGCGGGAAACCGTAGATTTTCAGTGCTACCGCACCGAAGTCGGGAGTGTTTTCGACCGGTGACGAAAAAGCCCCGCCGATTGCACGTTTGGCTCCGGCATTCAAGTCAACTCCGGGCTTGCGTGGAGTATCGGCATTGCCGGTGAACGTGTAAAACTCCAAGAAATTCGACAAAGGAAACTGTGCAATAAACTCAGATTTTACGAGCGTTGCAATGTCTTCTGTCTCCGGACTTGATGCAGTTGTTTTTAATTCGGAAAATTTCATTTTTTATTATCTCCAAAAAGTGATTAAGTTGTTAATTCTGATTTGATTTTGTCGAGATAAGCCTTTGCTTCGCTCGGCGCTTTGTCGGTATTGAGTTGAGACTTGATGGCAGTTACATTTGCTTGTGTCATTGTAGTCCCAATATCGATTGACATCGAATCGACCGAAAAAGCAAATTTGCTAAACATCGCCTGCATTTCGGGCGGTGCATCCAAGTCGTCAAGTCGTTCGTGTAAATCTGCTGAGTTTGGCATACTATACTCCCTTTATAAGATTTGAAAAAGCGTTTTCTGCATTTTTATAAACTTCCGTTTGGTTCAGTGTTCCAGCCGGAGCGGAAGTTCCGGCGCTTGCATCCGGTTTTTTGTCAGTTGGATTAATAGCCGGATTTGCTGGTAATTTTTCAACAAATTGCTTTGCGGCTTCCAAATCGGCATCCATAAGTTTAGTAAGCAAACTTTTCATCTCCTCATCTTTGGATGCTATTTTCCCGTTTTTTGTCGCCTCTTCCAATAAGGCAGTTTTTTTGGAAGTCAATTCTGCCTCAGCTTTTTTACGCAATTCGTCTTCGGCATCTTGTGTTTTCTTGAGCTGTTCGGCATACGATTCTTTGATTGACTTTATTTCGTCCGAAAGTGTTTTGACAAGTGCCAAGACTTCATTGTTTCCGTTTTCAGTTGGCTTTTGCGGAGCGGGGACTCCCGGCGCTGAACGCATTTGCATTTCTTTGGTAGCATTATCAATTTCGACCAACTCCTCGGCTGTCAATTCTTCTTTTTTTACACTTTTGAACAAGTTTTTCAATGTTTCCGATAATGGCATTTCAACTCTCCGTATATTTTCAAAAAAAATCACAATACAAATTTCGGGAGTCTGAACTATCCTTGTTTTACATTAATATTATTGACAACAACCTTGAAACTTTTTCAAATAATTTTGCGAAGTATGTTGAACTAACGGAGCGGAAATATGCCTCTAATCACGCTTGCAGAAATAAAAGCACTTGGTTTTCCGAATATTGAAACGCAGTGCGATATTAACAGCACGAATTTTACCGGATTGGAGCAAGAAGCGGCTCAAATTGTTGCCGATGAAACCGGAATCACAATTCCTGACTCAGTCAATAACGCTCCGTCATGGTCAAAACTTCCTGCAACTTGGATTATCTATTATATAACGATTACACGCAAAAACAGCTCGACAGCTGAAGACAAGAATATGGCAAGGCAGTTTTATAATGACGCTTTGGCACGTTTGGCGAAGCATAAAACCAAGCCGAGTGCATCGCCTGCCGGATTGTATAGCGCCGGAGATATAACGGAGAAATACATATGGTAAATTTCCGTGAACTATGGGAGTCCGTAATAACGGACTTAAAAAATCATTCTGTTTTTTTGGAAGTTGACGACACAAAAATCCTGAAGGGCGATCCGGCAAAGTTCGACCCTGTTAATCCGCCATCAATTTATGTTTACTGCCTGCCCGGCTCGACGGAACTTCCCGAGACAGAATGGGGAGTTATGGCAAAAGCGGTGATTACTGTTTTTTGTTCGGTCGCACCAGCTATTGACGGTGCGGAGGCTTTGAATTTGGCGATGGAATTGGCAGGCAGAGTTTTGACGGTACTCAAGGATTCGAAGCCGCTCTCGCAAAGTGAAACGTTCGAACCTGAATTTGTCAATTCAACGCAGGATTATACAACGGTCGCACTTCCGTTTACCGCATTTTATGACCCATATATCGAGGAGGTTCAAGATTGAGAAAAAAGACACCTATGTTGCCAAGAGCAACCCGTCAGCGAATTGGAGTTTTCAAAAGAAGAAATCCCAATGCAAATTATTGGGAAATTGCCGACAAATTCAATTGCACTTACGACCAAGCCCGCAGGGCATGTCACGATTACGAGGCAGGCAAGTTGACCCGGAGCGCGCCAAAAGCAAAGCCGATAGATACTGACATTGTCAGTACCGGCAAAACAGCCGACCAGTTACTTGAATCCCAGTTTGAGTATGCACTTGTTTCGCTCGATTTGGACAAAGATATTCGTATAGATTCAAGAGTTCAATACTTGGATAAATTATTCGGGATGCGGAAAACAATTCAGCAGGTCAAACTTGAATCGCACATCAAACGACTTGACGCTACTATCATAGGAGCCATAATCCGCAGATACGAGCCGGACGCAAGCGACGAAAGAATCATTGAGATTTACAAAGAAGAGTTTGTCAAATTAAAAGGTTAATCAATGTTTTCAGCAATCGACAATAATATCAAAAAAATGGAATCCAACATTGAATTGCAAAATTCAATGAAACCAGCCGAGCCATGGGATACCGACAATAAAACGGAAGCAAAACGCAAAGCCCGTGTCGAAAAGGCTTTAAAAGATTTTTGGTATTTCGATAAAACTTATTACCCTGAAGACATGTATTCAGATGGGTATTACAAGCCAAACGCTTTATGCGTCGATGTTGCCGATAAATTCGACAAGCCCGGCATTCATATATTTTTAGGTGCAAGGGCGCACGGAAAAACCGTAACGGCTAAGAAAAAATTAGCATGGGCATTGCTTACTTACAAGATTAATATCGGCGGCATTTATTGCGAGGACTTGCTGAAATCAAAAAGCATTCTCAAAGATATCGCCGCTCTGACTTTTGAGAATGATAAAATTATGTATGACTTTAAGCTCGAAGTCGGCATATTGAACGAAGACGAATACAAGTTCCGAACCAAGTCAAAAGAAACCGTAAAAAAATGGCGGCACTTAATGACTTTTTCCGAGAAACGCTCGGTTCGTGGTGCAACCAAAGGATTCGATAGACCGCAAATAATGATTGCCGATGATATTGAAACATTGGACAGTTCGTTTACTCAGGAAGCCGTTGAAAAGCGTACCAAAAGGCTTGCAGAAACTTACGATTCGCTTTCAGGTACTAATGCTTCGTTTGTTGTTCTTGGGAATGACTTTCAGAGAGGCTCGGCTCTCAATTTGCTGAAATTACAAGCTGAGGATGGGATATTGCCTAACAATTGGAATGTTTATGTTTACAAGGCATGGGACGGCAAAAAACCGCTTTGGAAGGAACGGTTTCCGGCAAAAACGGAAGAGCAACTAAAGAAAATGCTTAACGTTAGAAGCGAATCCGATTACCAAGGCAACTTCCAACAAAATCCGGTGCCTCCTGAAGGGATTGTATTCAAATCCGATAAGTATATTGAATATGACTCAATACCCGAAGATGCCCGCGGAGTTGCTTACGTTGACCCTAATTGCTCGAAAAAAGGCAAAGGCGATACTACTGCCGCCGCTACCTTGCTTTATTCTCCCACAACGGAATTATTTTATATCGGCGGTGCATTATGCAAGTCTTATTCCGATTCCGATAAATTGTTAAATGATGTTCTTGAATTGAGTTATTCAAAGAATAATATTTACGCTCTTGGATTTGACGGCAATGTCAGCCAAGAGTCTATTTGGACTAATAATATTCGTCAGTGGTGCATCCGGCATAATTCGCCGTTCAGGCGAGTTGAATACAAACGCTACAATGTTGACATGCTGGCAAAAAATGCACAATCCGCTTGGAACGAAGGATTAATAAGATTCCCTTCCGGATTTGCAAAAACTAAAGCCGGCGAAACATTCCTGAATCAACTGTTTTCGTTTGCCGGGAAAAAGGCAAACAAAAAAGATGATGCGCCGGATGTCGTTATTTGTTTATTCGAATTTATTCATGAGCGGGGATTCGTAAAGCGCAAAGGCGGTACGGTACAACAAAATTTTTCAATCAAATCTGATTACAATTTTTAGGAGTTATACATGTACACAAAGACATTAGCAACATTGCTTCCCGCACCAAAGGACGCACTTGCATCGTTTACAAAAGCAGACGATCAAACGGATTCGAGAGATACAAGGGATTTGATGTTTTACTTAATGCGAATCCCGCAGGCAGTGCCAAGAGTAAGAAATTTTTTTCGTACCCGGAAAGTGGCTGTTAGTTCGTTTGATTATGATATTGTTTCGCCTGACAAAGCGGACACTGAAAATACGGCAGTTGCAAAAACTGCTTGCAAAAAAGCGATTAAGGCAGTAATCGAAGACTTAATCAATATCTCGGCTTACGGAGCCATAGCAATTGAGTTGGAATGGATTCAGGATTTAAACAAGACTTGGACTCCCAAGATTGTTAAATCTTACGAACCGATTGAGATCGAGCCCGCCAAGAATGCCGACGCTATTAAGATTATGCCGGATGGCGACAAAGACAAAAAATTCCCGATTAATCCTAAAGATAGAGATAAATGGATTTTGGTGAGTGACGGGAATTTCAGAGCCGGAGGCATATTGCGGGGATTGCTATTGGATGCAATTTTGATGGTTGACAATAAGCGTGAATGGGCGAATTACAATACCTACCTAAAGGGATTGCTGGCGGCATTTGTTGACGAAAATGCAAGCGACGACGAACGGGCGGCTTTGGTTGACGCACTCCAAAATGTTACTACCCGAAAATATGCAATGTTTAGCAAAGAAACGAATCTTGAAAATCTCGATACGGTCTCGGCGGTCGGAGGCGATTCGTTCAAAAGTCTTATTTCGCTCACAAACGAAGAATTTTCAATTTCTTTTCTCGGACAGGCAAATACTACGGTTTTACCTGAACACGGCGGTTCTCGTGCCGGATTGGAAGTTTTAAAGCTAATCTCCGCCGATATACTTTACGACGATATAACAACATGCGAAGACATTGTAAACGATCAAGTGCTGACTCCGTTCTACAAGCTGAATTACGACCCAAAAGCCCTTGAATGCCCTTGGAAGTTCAAATTCGCAATTGCTCAAGAAAACGACATTGAAAAAATTATGACCGTAATCGAAGGCTGTCAGGCAGTTGGATTGCCGCTCATGTCGGAGGAGGTTTACAAGGCTATTGAATTTACAAAGCCGGAAAACACACCCGAAATTTTATTTCAGGGCGCGGACGTACCTAACAGCGGATTGAATTCAATGCCGCCAGCGGACACAAATACAAGCGGAGGAGCCGATGGCAGTCTTAACGTTTAACGATGTAACAAAGCATAAATTGATTCCGATTACGGGAGTCATTATTTATTCAAACATAACGCAAGGCTCGGTGACAGGAATTGAGCTGAAAAATGTAATGAAAGAATCGAATATAATAATTGACCCGATAACTGCAAGAACAGGTTACGGCGGGGAGCGAATGATTGCGGTAAAATTTAAGGTTTCGATTTATTTCAATTCGACCGAACATGATTTTCAGTCAGCACTTGATGAACTTGCCGGAACGGCAGGCTATTATAACGGCACTTATTCGGTACCGGACGGCAGAGTCCCAATATTTACCGTTTATTTTGGCAAAAACTACAGCGGATATGCCGAAAAAGAACTATCGTTTTGGTTCGGCGATTGCGGGCAACTCAGTTATTCATGGGTAACCGCCGACGGATACGGTAAATTCGGGCTTGTTTTGACCGGAGTAATGCGGAATCTGAATAGACTGGCTGACGCATGAGAATAGTATCAGATAGAACGCTGGCGCAAATAGGCGATTTAGCAAGAGGCTTTATACTTGCAAATATAGATTCGAAAACCGACGAAAGCGGCAAACCGTTCGCTCCGTATTCGTTTGGCTATTGGTTAGTAAAAAAGTACAAAAAGAAATCCGGAGCCAAAACTCCAGCAGGCAAGGCAAGATTCTTGCAAACGGCAATCGGCGCTTGGAATGCCGACAAAAATAACGTCACGCTTGCCAAAACGGGACTTATGCGGTCGTCAATCATGTACAAGATTGACCCGTCGAGCGATACGATTAAATTTGGATTTGCAACTTCGGAGGATGCCGAAAAGGCATTTTATCACATTATTTCAGGCGCTGGCAAGGGAAGAGTCCGGCGCGACTTTTGGTATTTCAGCAAACAGCAGGAAAATTTAATAGCCGATAAGGCGCTTGAGTTACTTACTGAAGACAAACAGCTCCGTGATTACCTGCGCAATAGCTTCGAGTAACTCACCAACAAAAAAGCCCGCTGTTTGAGCGGGCTTTTGTCATAAAGTAGAATCTTTTTAATTAATTGTTTCGCTTTCTTCTATTGGAATTAACTCCATTTTTGTTTTGCAATCTTAAAACAGCCTGCCATATTGCCTCGTCCATTGCTTCCGATAAATTCTCTGCCGTAGGCTCTGCCGCAATAACCAAGTCAATCGCTACCGGTACAACAAGCGGATATAACGGCAATTCTTTATTGTTGCGATTTAATGACATAGCAGTATAAATACCCGAACCAGCGAGCGTGGCGAGTCCGGCTGTTATATTTCTTTCTCCGTAACCGAATACGGTTTCGATTTTCTGCCCTTTGTTATCATAAACATTCAAACAAACCGATGCAAAGTAAGTCGTATGATGCACGACGATATAATTGTGACTGCTGAACGACATTGAGTAATTGGCTTTTATATAATAATCGTAATTCCCAGCTTTTACTATCTCGCCGAGATTGCTTTCACCATAACAAAAGTGTTCTTTTATCTTAAACCCTTCTTTTTGCATGTTTTGTGATAATTTGCGCGACAATTCGCTAAACTTGCACAACGGATGAGGAAACGCCGAGACGTTTTCAGAAGCAATAATAAAACTGCCCTTTAATTCTACTGCATTCTGAGGCTGGCATTCAGAATATCCGGACGTAAAACATCCGTACATAGAAGCAGAGGCGACTATAACCATCAACATAAATAACTTTCTCATAAAATACCTCCTATTTGTAATATAATTCTTTGAATAATTTATTGTCTTCAAAATAAGCTCGCTCCGATTCGATTTTCAAAGCCTTATTACTTTTTACAGCTTTTTTTATTTCCGCCCAAAGTTCCGGCATGAAGTTTCTTGGGACATCTTCGGCACTCATCAAAGCATCGTATGCCGGGTCGGGGAGTCTGCCTTCTTTGAAATTAGCAAACAGCCTAAGGGTGCGCTCTAAGCGTTTTTTGTTATTAGTTTCCAATTCTTTTTAGCTCCTTGATATTTTAATGTCTTTTTTAAATCTTCTGAATAAAACAAGCATCTTATTGTGCCGTCAAAATCTGCATAAACCACAGAGTCGTTTTTAGCAAAAACAAGCTGAGTCTGACCTTTGCCGCTTGATTGTTCTAAAATAAAATCTGCGTTTTTAATTTTTTCTTTAGCGTCTGCAATATACTGTTCTTCGGTTTCAAATCCAAAATCTTTTGCATGGTCTCTAAAATCCTGTTTAATGTCCGTTTTGCTGTATTCGAGTTTGCCGGACTGCACTTCTTTTGCTAATTGCAAAATTGGTTCGTGAACTGACTGCCAAGAATGCTTACAGCGCCAGCCTCCGCAACCAGTCAAAACGTCGATTCCCTGCCCGTTGCTCATGTTTTGAATTTCTTCTATTGTGTAAGTATTATTCAAATGCGAAGTACAAAAATCACGCTCCGCCGGCGGTCCGACATACTTGAGTTTTCTCACTCCAGCTTTGAGCGCTTGCTCCAAATAATTTGAACGGTTTTGCATCATACGGGCAGTTACAGCGATTGTTTCGGCATAAACTTTTGCTTTGCCTGTTTTGAGTTTGATTTGCTTTGATAGCTCGGCAACCGTTGCCTTGCCGCTATTAAAACCATTACGAACAACCGAGATTACTTCTTTTTCCAAGCGGCTGTTTGCGCGAGCGTATGCGTCGCTCATTACCTTGGATATTTTCGAATCGTATCCAAGAGAATTTTCTTTGACCCATTCGTCTCTTGTTTGCCGCCAGTTGCCAAAATCTTGTTTTAGGGCTTCTAAGGCTTTTCTTTTTGATGTTTTACTGCTGTTAAGTGATTTACTCAGCGAATTGGAAAAAGTGTAAGCATTCGGGCATTTTGCCATGATTAAACCTCAAATAAATTGTTTTGGATACTCTTTTTGCGGCAAAGTTCAAAAAAGCCTTTGCGATGCTCTTCGATGTAATTTTCGGCCTTGTCAATCGGCGAATAAAGTTTCCCTTTGACAAAGTCGGTGATTTTTGTCTCAGTGTAATAATGCTGTCCGCACTCCTCGCAATAAATTTCCCGAAGGTCAGCCTTATCGGTTCTTTTCGGTCGGCGGAAGATTCTTAGCTTATCAGATTGGCACACTGGACAAATCATTATTGTAATCCTTTTTCGTTCAACATCTTGGTTGTTAAGTTTAAAGCGTGAATGTAGCGGATTTGCTCCTGCGGATAATGCTCGAGCAATCCGTCGAAAGACTTTGTGTGATGAATAATAGTCGGGTAAGTGCGTCCCAAGAAATCTGCAATAAAAGTGCAGGTTACTTTTTCGGCACGGCACATCTTAATAAAAGCCTGACGAGGCAGACTGCAATTATCTTTGCGGGACTGGCTTAATATTTCGATATAATCAATATTCCAAACATCGCCGACGGCACGCACGGCACATTTGCAAAACAGCAACCAGTACAATTGTTTCAAACCCTCGCGGTTTAGAGTTTGGGAATATCTCTGAGTAAAAGAAATCCCCCTGAGCGGGGGATTTTGCATTGCTTGATTAAATTGCATCTCTTAAAGCCTCCCACGAAAATACAGCAAATCCGTTGTGATGGCGAATGCAGGGAAACAATCGAGAACTTTCGAATTCCAACGCAAAACCGAAGGTTAAACCGTCGGCATCCGAATACGATTCGTTGAATTCGTAGCCTTCGTTAAACTCTTCGGAACTCATATCATTGAATCCGATGGCGGGCATTTCCTCTTCTTGCTTTTCTGCTTTCGGTTTGGTTCTTCCCTTTGATTTCTTTTTCTTTGCGGGAGCAAGCCCGAGATGTTTGTCGATTTGCTTAAACATTTCGCCAAGCGCATCGTGAGCATGTTTTTCAGTCATTCGCTCTGCGTCAACTTCGTTGCGGATTCCGTCCCAATCCTTGAATATAATTTCTTTGTCTTGTTCGTGAAGTCCGGCTTTTTCCCAACGGGCAAATTTTTGAGCGTGTAAATTATCGTCAAATATGCGAGTCCAAAGTCTATTTTGATGCACAGAAACTCCGGTAGCGTTTTCAATTATCTCATCCGAGTCCAAAGGTTTTTCAGCGTCAATATTTAAGCTCAGTAGAAATCTACTGAACTCCTCAAATGGCTTTTTCTTGTCAGCGTAAGCCTTTGTTTTATTTTTAAGTTGCCCGATTTGGCATAGTACTTGCTTATACTCAAAAAATTCTTTCTTTTTTTCCGCCTTTGTTTTACTACGTTGCTGGTTAGAATGCAGGAAGTCAATCGTAATTTCCTCTTCGAGCAAATACATCTTTTCGATGCATGGAATTTCAGTCAAACCTGCCTCGATGGCGGCAATTTTGCGGCGGTGACCGGAAACGATAATCAACGGCGCTGAATTATACTCTTCGGCAGTCATTGAGCGTTGCTCAAGTTTGCCGTCAACCACATACCAGCTCGGCGAGGCTACAATCAAAGGTTGCAAAACTCCACGGTCAGCGATTGATGCAACGAGTTCCGGGTCTGCTTTGAGTTCGCCGTAAATCTCAGCTTGCTTGGGATGGTCGATTAGTCTATCTATCGGGATTAATTTAATTTCTTCTTTCATTTTGGTTTCTTTCGGTTTTGAATTTTGAAATAAATCCCCCGCTTCGCTCCCCCTTTAAAAAAGGGGGAATAGAAGGGGGATTCGGTTATTTAGTTAATGAAATCAGTTTAATTGACTCAGTTTGCTTGATAACAACGGCATCGCGGATGTCGTTAATTTTCTTGTGGTCGCCGCTGGATAAAATCTTTTTGAAGGCGGCTGTAATTCCGTAATCTTTCTTTTCGATTACAAACGCTTCCAGCATGGTTCCAAAAATACGCTGAAGAACGGGCATTTTTGCAGGATTGACTCCGTAGCTGTTTGAGATTGTCAGCTTGGCAGAGCCGAATTTAGAATTGTACTCAGCCGACGTTTTCAGCTTCGGCAACAATCCAAGAAAAAACTTTTTGATTTCGTCGAGTTCTTTTTTTTGGGCTTCCATGTTTGCCTGAATTTCCAAGCCACGTTTCAACATTGCGTCCGGGTCGTTATCGGCTTTTTGTTTTGCAGTCATTGTGACTGTCTTTGTTTCGGGTTTCTCGATTTGATTTGAGATTCTCATAATGATACCTTTTTGATAAATTGAATAATGGGCAGTAATCCGCCTTGTTTATTTCTAAGATAATCCACGTCTTGGACTGTCCAAACCGTGCCGGACTTGGAAGTAAATTCACTCCCGACCGGGTATTTTTGAAAGAATTTTTCTCTTTTTGCTTTGAGTAAGGATTGTTCAAAGCTCTCAGTCGGATGCTGTTCTTCCTGTTTCGGCTGGCTTGACGGCATTTGAGTGCTGAATCCCTTTGCTTGGTCCATATCAAACCATTTGAGCAAAGTCAAATAGACTGAGCGGTATTTTTGCAGTAAAGGTTTGTAGTTCTCAAGTTTCATGAGCTGAGTTTGAAGTTGCAATATAGTGTAGCCGTTCATGAGTTTGACCGCCTCGGCTTCCGTAAGCTGTTTTTCGAGCTTTGCAACCTGCGGGCATTCCTCTTGGATAAATCTAATTAGCGAGTGCATAAGCCGCCTCCATTTCTTTTAAGTGAATGTCAGCAACGTCTAAGATAACCTGCCGCATAAACGCAGGCAAATTGCTTTTCTTTGCCTGAATTAAACGGTATTCCTCGCCGACATCCTTGATTGCCTTCAGGCGATTAATGAAATTGATTAGCTTTTGACTCCCGGGCTTTGCCGCTCTATGTCCGAGTTTTATCATACTGGGAATCCATTCGATATTACTTTCCAAGTCAGCGATGAAAGTATCGTATTTTTCTTGGAGTGTTGTTTTAATCGTCATTTTGATTTTCCTTTTCTTCAGATTGATAATAAGTAATTCCGTTGACGATAACCATTGCCGAGACAACCAATCCGCCATTGATGCTTTCGCTGAGCGCATTGCCTTCGAAGCAT